GATACGGCAACACTGGTAACAGTACCAACACCAGCCGCAGGAACCCACTCCACATCACTTGCAGAAGTATTCAATGCCAAAACTTTACCTGCATTACCTGCGTAAGAAGGCAAAATCCAATCAGCACCTATTGTTTGAACAGCACCCAATGTAAAGTCAACACTGTTGATGTTAACGCTGTCATACACCAGCGCAGAGTTGGGAATGTTGGTCAGTGTATTAGCAGATCCGCTGATTGACTTGTTCGTCAGTGTCTGCGTGTCTGTCAAACCAACAGCACCAAGGTTTGTACGTGCATTAGCCGCTGTAGAGGCTCCTGTACCACCATCAGCAACAGCTAGGTCAGTAATCCCGGTGATAGAGCCACCAGTGATTGCTACGTTGCTTGCAGCTTGTGTGGCAATAGTGCCAAGGCCAAGGTTTGTACGAGCGTCAGAAGCTGTTGTAGCCCCTGTACCGCCATTGGCGACAGCAACAGTACCAGACACGTTGCCAGCATTGCCAGAAATACTGCCTTGGATTGTTTGGCTAAAGGTCTTAACGCCACCAATGGTTTGGTTGTTTACAAGGTCAACAAGGTTAGATCCTGACAGCTGGACCCAAGCACCTGTTTGCTTGTTGTACAGGCTTTGAGGAGTTGTACTGGTGTTGATATACAACTGACCATTCAAACCAGTACCAGAAGAAGGTACACCCGCACCTGTAAGGATAGGCAAGCCAGAACCTGTCATCAATCCTGGGACTGACCATGTAAACGTAGTTGCGTTGCGAGAATCAACAACAGCAATAGAAACCCACACTTGGTTAACAGGAGCTGGAGGTGGGGATACTACCCAACCTGTAGGTGCTGTACCAGTGTTGTTTGTAAAACTCCAAGAACCACCTGTAGGAGTTGCAGGAGCAGTTGCTGAATCTTGAAAAATGAACCATTCAAAATAAGTACCGCCAGAAGCAGCACCAATGCCATACAAACCAGTGGATTCTGATACAGAACCGTAGAGGCTACCTGTTGCCATTTTGCTTCCTTATTTGAACGAATATCTGTAGTTACGTGGTTGGAATTCTGATGTCAGATGTTGATCACCACCACGCCACTTGCCTTTGTAGTTCTGATCTTCAATCAGACCATACGAATCATCAAATCGAGCAAGCCACTTCTGTGCTTCATCTGTGTTTTTGTTCTTGTCATAGTACGCTTGCAATGTGCCGTACATGTAACCCTCTGGGAATGAAGCCAAGATCCCGTTGCTTTGAACAATAGGATTTGTTGCGTCACCAGTAGGGCTAAACAAGAACGGAAATGTCTTTTGATAATACGCCTTGATGATGACATTCTCACCAGGATTTGGCGTAAACACGTAATTAGGACCAACCTCAGAAAAAGAAGCCCTGATAACCCTTGGCACACCAAATGGACGGATATACAACTGGTCAATCATTCTGCGCCGAATAATCTCTCGGTCACCAACACGGTCATACACAATCCAAGGGCCAAGGTTAGTGCCTTCATACTGCTGGTTACTAGGCTGACTCTCTTGAAAGAACAGAATAGGAAAAACCATGTCAGCAGGAATGGGAGACATTCCTTTGGCATTTGTAATCAAAACAGATGGAGTGGCATCATCGTAAGGATTGGAACGCAGAGCAGGAAGCTCAATTGTTCGCATCTTCAATTCACATAACTGAATGCTTGCCATGATCTCAGCAGTTGACTGAGATGGAAGCTTCAAGATTGTTGCTGGGAATGTCAGGTTATCCCAAACACCATCTGGGTCACTGATAGTTACTGATGTGCCACTTACGCTCAGAACAGCAGTAAATGGGAGCATGGTGCTAACACCAATAAAGTCACCTGGAACAATGCTTGAGGCAGCAGAAGCCGATGTGGTAATGACTGAAGTTGTGGTGTTGTAAGCAGATGCAGTGATGGTCAATGCAGAAGGAATCGCTCCTACCCACTGAGCTATACGACTAACCAACGTATTAGCGGATTGAATAAAGAGCGACATGGATTGTCCTTATTTGGTCGGTATTGAAGGATTATACGGAATAGGGATCTTTCCGCTAGGATGGCAAACAAAATCAGAGTAATACTCGTTGACAATCGCATAAAACAAAATCTTGTCCTTCTTCTCTTGCTTTATCAACTCCCAAGGACGGTTGTTAAACCACTTTGAACTGATTTCGTGAGCAAAGCATTTAGGCAGTTGCATCATGTGAGCAGTACCAGCAAAGAATGGATTGTCAGTACCGTGGACCTTGTAAAACTCACGTTGCTGCTTACAAAACTCTTTGACGTTCTCTACGTTCTTTTGTTCATATTGTACGTATCGATTTCCGTCAATAGCACCGACCTTGTAGTCAATGTTTTCGGTTTTAAATGTTTGTGACCAAGTGCCAGACTTGACCTCATTAAACAGTTTGTCGTTATGACGGAAAACACCGTCAATACCAGCCTCCAGAATTCCTTCTGAATAGTACTTCTCGTTAACTTTGATGTCTTCGTCTGTCATTGCTTTCTCCATGCTTTACCAAAGGAACCCCTTTCGGAGTCCCTTCAGAAAAGCCCCGGAGGGCTTAAATCAGGCCAAGTAACGCTGGCACTGAGCGGATGGACGAGGAGCCGTCACAGCTGCACCAGTTGGGCTGATGTTCGCCAACACAGCAACACCTGCTGGGTTACGAACAATCAGTGTACCTTCCATGATGTACTGGTCCAAAGAAGCGTCAGCAGAACTGAACACTTCGTTGTTTGGACCCAGTTCACGCAAGCTACCCCATTGGATAACGTCAGGGTTCAGGAACAGGGCAGAAGTGTTGTCTGCGCCTGTGGAGTCCATAACCCAAGAGTCATCGATCTGGTAGGTGTAGTTGAAGTCACCTTCGTAAGTACCAATCGTGTCACCCTTGTCGGCAGGGTTAAAACGGTTGATCGAACGGCTGGTAGGCATCATGTCCGAGATGTGAGTACGCATGGAAGTGGGGACAACCATGTTAGTAATCTTGGCATTGAAGCGCTGTTCAGCGGTGGTTACCAACTGCTTGTACAGGAAAGGGCTGAATTGCTGCAAAGTCACGCCACTTGCGAAAGTGAAGTAACCCAGGCCAGCATTGGACAACAGGCCGTTGAAAGGCTGGTTGGTTGCAGTGGCAGAAGTCACATCGTTACCATCGCTGGTAGCCAAGTTCAGAACAGCAGTGCCGTCTGTCTCGTTACCAGAACGTGTGCCAGCAAACGAATACAGCGAACCAAAGCGGCGACCGTTGTTAGGCGATGCACCTTGAGTAGCAGCTTGGCCGGAGTACTTGATAGAAGCGCCATCGGCACGAACCATCTGAAGTTCAACGTCAAACATGATCTCAGTCAATTGCTTGACTTCTTGGTAGGCTTGTGGATCGCCACCAGCTTGCTCAACAGCACGGGCAGTACCTGTAGCACCAATGACGGTGGTAAAGATCTGTGTGTAGTTACCGCAGTTGGCACGGGTGTTGTCGGCAGCTTGGGAAGCTTGGACAGCAGCGCCTTCCAGCTTGGCGTTCAAGGCTGGGGTGCGATAGAAGTCAACAGGCCAGATGTGCAGAGTCGAATTGACTTTGCGCTTCTTGGACATAGCCATGTTGGTCAGGGGGGTACGGTCTTTAACATAGTTAGAGACAGTCATATCGAGGTCTTTGACCACGATGTCGGTGGTATACGAGCCGTTGCCGTTACCGAGGTTTGCACTGGTGATAGTAGCCATGAGGAAACTCCTGATTAACGCTTGCGTTTGTTTGCTGCAAGCATGGTTGCTAAAAGATCGCGTGCTGCATTCTTATCGCCGGATTTAGCTTGCTTTTGAAGTTTTTCCATCTCATTGTCTGGAGCGGTTTTGGCCTTTGCCACCGGACGACTAGCAGCAGCTAGAGATCCACCAGCATTCTTGACCTTAGGCCCTTCCCGGAACTTCATACCGTCCCGGAGAAGACCCAGCAGAAATTCATCACTGGACACCAAATCGATGTTTGGTACACCAGGAACAAACGATCCGCTTGCACCTTTCCAGTCCTTAGTAAGCTTCTCACGAATCTCACCAAAGACAGCCTTGTTGCTCAACTCTTTGTCAGTAAACGACTGCCTAGCTTTTTCCAAGGTTTCTTGGACCATTGCAGACCGATGCTGATAGAACTGTTCAACTTTAGGCCGATTCGCCTTAATGAACTGCGACTTTTCTTCAATCAACTGAGCGTTTTGACGCATTGCTGCTTCAGCACGGCTCCGTTCTGTCGGATCAGTCGTGTTTTGATAGATTTGCGACCATTGCTGGTTATATTCTTGGATCGTAATCAATTCATCAGCTGCTGATTGCAACTGCGGAACGATTGTCAACTCCAAGCCTATCTGCAAACCATCAAGTTCACTCTTGCGCTTCGATTCATACTCTTCAAAATCTGCTTTTTCAGCTTTAAGCTTACGAGCATTTTCATGGATAGCACTACCTTGACCCAGAATAGAAGCCGCACGTTCTGCTGTTAACTCTACAAAGCCGCCTTCTGCGTCCTTGTTAGGAATCTTCAACATTACGTCAGGATTCTCTTTCGCAAACTCCAAGAAATCGACTGCTTCGTTTACTCCATTGGAGGACTCGGCTTCAACTTCTGATTCTGCGGCATCCGACTCAACTGAACTGCCATCTTCAGGTTCGACCCCCTCAACAGGAGCCGCCTCCGGGGATTGGGCTTGCGCCTTTTCTTGTCCGGCTGGTGGTGGAGAACTGCCATCGGGTTGCGGATTGTTACGCTTGTTAGCGGCAATCATTGCAGCGATAGCATCGGCGGGATTCGCCACACCAGTTTGCTCAGGGGCGGTCACTTGCGTGATTACGTCTGACATAGTTTACTCTCTTTGGTTAAGTGTTTGTTTTCTGCGCCACTTTTCCAAGATATTCGATTTTCTCAATAAAACCGATGAAATCTCGTACTCCAGCAACATTAAATGCATTTTCGATGCGTTCTGGATCGGTTCGACAATCTTCTAACCGCTCCAGTAAGTTAAACCTGTAAAGGTTGAACAACAGTGCAAAATCCTCGTTTTTAATGAGGCGGGAAGCGCACTCCCCGTTTTCAATAGCTAAAGTTTTTCGATGTACATCGGCTCCTTTACTTGAATCAACGGATTTTGTCCGTTTGTTGAAATATTCACGTATTCTATATACCAAGCTTTTCATTGCAATCCTTTAATCAACTTGAACAGCGGAATGTTTTCCTCGTTTAGCGGCCAAAGCCTCAAACATGTTGTCTGTATCAATGTCTTCAGCCTTCTTCTGCGTAAACGCAGTGTTTGCCATTGTGTCTTCAATCTTAGCTTTGTTCAAATCTGTTTCAGATTGAAGTTTCTGTTGTTCTGCGCTTGGACCCTTTTCGGCTTGAGCTTGCATAATCTTTGCAGCTTCTTCCAATGTCGGCAGATAAGCGTCAACATCCTTAACGCCCAATACCCGCAAAGTATCTTCAAAAGGTCGGCGCAGTTTGACAAACATTTCAGGAACACTTGGGTCCAAACTCATCATGGCCTGGGTAAACTGCTGTTGAGCCTGACCAATCAATTGCTGACGGGTCAAACGGTTCTCATCAGACATAAAACCAAGAGCCAAATCAATGTTAATCAGCTTGCGGTCAATGAATTCGTAGTTTTCCATTGAGATGGCATCCATAAATGGAGCCCCTTTGGCACAAACACCTGCCAACTGCTGAATGTTGTAATCGTCAGAATACTGGATCAATGTTTTCCAGACAATGTAGATCATGTCACGCAAACCAATGGCACAGTTCTTAACCATCTCGTCTTGGATAAGCTGGTTTGGCCCCATAGCCAGTTGCAGCTTAAAGCCCGAGTTGCCGTCCTTCATTACTTCAGGGTTCAACACATCGTTGGGGCTTGTCATGCCAATCATTGCCATCTTGTCAGCTTCAAAACGCTGCATGGACGATTGGACATAAGCCAAGTTGCCTTGCATTGGTGCAAACTCGTAGATGTGCTTGGCAGGGTCAAACTTACGGTCCAAAATAAACATGGCAGACACGCCACGTTGAATTTCCTCGGCATCCATGAACTCTGGATTTACGCCAATGCGAGGTGTAGACGACTGCATGGCAAAAGCCATCTCAGCACGGGCAATCGATGTGGCATATTCCTGCATAGGCACAAGGCGTTCTGCAAGGGAGTAACCAAAGAAGTTGCCAGTGATGGGTTTTGGGCACATTGCCGCCAATGGGATGAAATCCACCTCTTTGACGTACAGAACATACGAGCCAGAGAAGCAAACCTCAACGATTTCCTCTTCTCCATCGTTGTCAACGTCTTTGCGAATCCATGCTGTGGTCAACATGATGACTCGGCTGAACTTGTCAGCACCAGCAGATGCGATTACACCTTGGCCGGGAACAGGAGTGGAGTCACGGGCATGCAAAGCAAGGTCGTTCTCCAATGCACCCGCTTGGTAAGCTCCAGCAGGACCATAGGCTGCGTGTTCAGCCATTTTTTCTAGGTCAATGTAAGGAAACTGCGCTTTGCACTCGTGCAGAGTCATTGGATCGTAAAAGCCAACAAAATCTTGATCTTGAATGTTGGGAATTGTGGGGTTGCACACAAAGTAGTGCTGGGCAACGTGTTTGATACGGACAGAAGTTGAAAAACCTGTCATCTTGTACTTGGCACGGTACACAGTGTTGGCCGAAATAGCCTCGTTCACTTCTTCTTGCACAGTTCCAGGCTCGTCATCAGGATTCATCATGTCCTGCATAACAGCTTCAAGGTCAACGTCAATCTTCCGCATGTTTTGACGCTTAACTGTCAGGCCCTTCTCAGCGGCCATAGTCTCAAAGACTCGCAACTGGTCCCGTGTGCCTTCAACTTCTTTGTATTGGGTAACGGGTTCACGAACAGGCGACACCATAATGATGCCGTTCTTGTGAAGCAACGAATCTTGTGCCCAATCACGAATGACAGCATAAGAATCATTCTTTGAGTTGATCATGTACTTGACCATCTCGGTAGCCTGATTGGCTTGGGCACTGTCCATTTCACTGAACCGCTCAAACTCAAAGTTAACCTTGCCGTTGGGCATCAGGCACTTTGTGATGATGGCTGTAGCGTAATCAACACCCGGAGTGACAACAGGGTGAATGTAATCAATGCCCCTGATTGGCTCAGTAGAGTTACTAACGGCAATATTCAGGTAGTGGTAGTCAGACAGGCGGTTGAATGTGTTCTTTGCTTGCGTCAATCGCAAGTAATCCACCATCTTCAAGTACACCTCGTGTGCAACTTGGAAAACAATTCCTTTGTTACCGGAAGGTGCTTCAATGTACTCAACGATTATGTTCTGTTTGTCCAGCATGATTAAATCCTTTGCACCTTGCCATCAACAGGGGTTGGACGGCGGTATTGAAAAGTGTTGGCCCGACTGACCGTAGATTCCCCATGACCTTGGATCAACGCTAAGATGCCAATACGGGCAGAGTCAATATGATCGTCAGGATCACTGAACCTGCCAGCATCATCAATAGCGTAGTTCCTTGCTTCGTCAAGAAAATCAACACACGACTCATTTATCATCAATGTGCCACGTTCCATTCCCATCCGCATTATATTGATTCCGTAAGACTTATGGTTGGTTACCTTACCTTGGTCGTTAACTGGGTTCAATATAGCACCGGGAATGCAATTTAGGCCATAGTTGTCTTCAAACACCTCACGGACAGACTGCTCCGTCAAAGTATACCGCCCAGCCTGGGCTGCATCGTGTGGCAAAGCAATCGGAAGGCCCTTGGATTCCCTGTCCATCAGATAATGGACGTACTCATCAGGCGTTTCCCCTTGAGGAATCTTAATCTGTCGGTGCAGGTAAATAACCTCTTCCACAGGGTTGCGGAAAAAGAAGCTAATCACCGTTGGATCGTTTCGGATACCCAAGTCAAACGAAATCAAACGCTCGAGCTTAGGATCGTTCTTCAAATCAATGTCTGTTGCCTTGTATGTCGGCCAATTAAGAATTGGGAACACCACACCTTTGCCGACCAAAGGAATGCCCTTGATCCGGCAATCACGCTCCCAAGGCATAAAGTCTCGGGACAGTTGATCACGTTCTTGTTGGCTAAAAAACTTCTCATCCCACTCGTTTTCAAACGGGATGTCGTCCCAAGTCACTCGAACATGGGTGTAGCCATCGATCTTGTCCCAGAACTTACGAACGAGTCCTGACATACCCTTGAGCGGAGTGAATGAACACATGACCTGTCCATTACGCTGTGCGGTACGGACAACAAGCTCCGAGAACACTTCGTCTGGTGGTTGCTCATCCAAGACGACAAGGTCAAGCTCAAAACCCTGCAAGTGACGCACTTGTTGGGTGTAGTTTGAGAAATACAGTTTTGATTTGCCACCAGATTCATGCCAGACTTCAATAGACAGGACGTTAGCCCCATCCGTTCTGTATGATTTCTCGTCAATACATTCAAGCGGTATAGAGCCTGTTCCTAATTTGTAGGATTGCTTGATGTCATCACATCCAAGCAGTTTGCTTTGCAATGTCTTGGCGACCTGTTCCCAGGATTCACCAGAACACATCGCAATAATAGGTTTGTCCCACTTCTTTCCTTTCCAGCCCTTTGGGTATCTGCCCGTCAGGTGGTAAGCAGTCTCGTAGGTAGAGGCGATTGTTTTGCCAGCACGGTTGGCTGCAATCATGCCCCTGCGGGAGAAGTGAGCGCCAGTTTCAAAGAATGCAGTCTGGTACTTGAATGGCCGAAACCACTTCAACGTATTGAACTGCATGTCCTTGGCAATGACAT